TCCTCAAAGCACTTGATGTCCTCTGGTCCTACTTGACCGACAAGATGGTTAGTCCATGTCACAACAAAAATTCTCTTACTCATCCAAAGAAACTCGTAATGGTAATGGTTTTCTCGTGTTGCCACCCGACACAGTATAGCACATTCTTGAGCGGTTCGAGAAAAGACTTTTCAAATTGTGTCTGGTAGTCTACATACTTCTCAATACCAAACTCCTTGGGCAACTCACCAAAGAAACTAATCACGTTTTCATGAAGAGGGTTGGGTGTCTTGAGATACATGAACTTGATCTTTTCACCTTCCTGAATAAGAGGATGCTTGTTCTCTACCTTATGTTTTTTAACATAGTAGTTGTAGAGTAGAGCACCCCTTACGTGGATGGGTGTTCCTTTCTGGTAAATCTCATTTGGGTGGCGATACTTTGCCAGATTGTTAACTCCTCTGGGGAAGGCGACTTCTTCGTAGGGTCGCAGTCTGGTTTCTGCTCGCACGACATTGATAAAATCGATAAGTTCATCATTTGTTTTGCCGATAATAATCTTAAACGCTGCATACAATTTATCCCTGAAATAAGCTGGAGTAGAAGAACGAGCAGTCTCCAGACCCATGATTTTCATCTTGGGTTCGTTATATCTAACCCCCTCACTGTCCCATACGTTGAGAATGTAACGCTTCTTAGCAGTCCAGATACCACGATCAGCGATGTTCTCACGCTTCATACTCATCTTTTGTTCATACGCCGAAACGTAATTCGCAAGTTCCTGATAAGAGGATTCGATGAATGGCTCCAACTTGTCTTCGCAGATCTTATCAAGTATCGAAACAATTGCTGCTTTATCGCCAGACTTAGCAGTAAAAAATTTATCAACAAGAGGTCCAAGATTAAGATAGATGCTGTCGGTGTCAGATGCGATAACATAATCGACTTCCTCCGTTTGCAAAAGAGTATTTAGATACTGGTTCATCTTGTTCTCAATCCAACGGATCGAGAGCTGACCAGACAGAGTGATCGCTTCAGCATTAGCAAGACGATAGTATCTAAAGTGTTCGTTGCCGATAGCACCATAAGCAGAGTTCAAAGAGATCTTCTTTGCCATCTGGATGTTATTACAGCGAGCAATCTCTTTCATGAGTTCAACCGTAGGAGTTTTCTCATATTGTTGCTTTGCTTTAATCATCCTCTTCTTAAAGATGACACGACTGTCATACATCTTCTTCATCAATTCGGGCAGAATACCTTTTACTCTACGATAAAGTGCCCCGTTTGCTGTTATAGTAAGATTAACCTTTCTCAAAGGATCTAAATCTAAATCTTGATTAAGAAGTTTATCTACATTAACTTTATTGGAAAGTTCTCTCACCCTCTTAAGTGCTTGCAATTCCTCTTCAATTTCCTCACGGGACATTTTACGAACATCTTTCCACATACTATCACTCATAGGATTTTATTATACTTTTTACGATTTTCAGTTGCTGTTAGTATTTGCAAATTATTTTCGTGATGTTTTCCTCCTTTGGAAATTGGAATGATGTGGTCCACTTCGTGGGGAATACCAGTTTCTTCTGTCAATTTAACTGCCTCTTCATAAAAGGAATTTATTTTTTGCTGATTTGCAGTTTCATCAAAAGCATGTTTAGTTCTACTTCTCCTTAACGATGCGTGATAATTTATTGATGCTCTTTTATGGTCCTCTCCCAAATATCTAAATTTAGAAGAACAAGAATGAGAACAAAATTGAAGTTTCCATTTCTCACTTGTTGCTCTAAATCTGCTTACAATAAACGGAGAACTGCAATTTTCACAATAAAGAGTTTCCTTTCTCTCTTTATTTTTATTCTCCAAATGTTTAGGTTTTTGGAGTCCATACTTTCGTATTTTTTGTTTAATAAGAGGGTCAGAGCATCCAAAAAAATCAGCACACTCTTTACGACTTTTGTTTTCAAGAATATAAAGTTGGTGTAGTTGTTCTTTAGTTATGTTGAATTTTGGTTGCATTTGTTTTATTGTATCCGCACATTATTATTTATAAGATGAGGATATTCTACAACATTTTCTCCAATTCAGCAATACGATTATTAAGTTGATGTTTTTCAATTAATGTTTCAGGGCTTATGCTGTACTGCATAATGAGATGAGGATACAGAGAATTGAGGTCAAAAGACACAACCCAATCATAGAATCCAGGAATCGGTTCTTTGACATAAGCCCCAGCATACTTCTCTGTTTTAGTTGCACTTTCCTTCTTAGGGGGAATAGCAATCTTACGCTTAAGCAGATCACAATAAATGTAATTGTCCCACATCTTCACCTGACTAAACACGTCCTCATAGTTTACCTTAGCATCGTATGCCATGGTATATGCAAGGTCAATCAACTTCATCTTATCGTCTAGTTGATCTACCAGACGAACGTCATGAATATTATATTCAATAAACTTCTGCCAGTCTCCCTCGTAGAACTCTTTGAATGTATCAAACTCTGAGTGATCTAGTTTCTTAGATCCAAGTTCAACAAAAGCAATATGATCTAGACGATAACTCTCTTGGTTAGTGTAAGTAAACTTCTTATACAACTCAAGATAATCAAGTTGAGAGATGCCAAGCATATCAATAGCTTGTTGTTTACGACCTTGAATATAGATTTCACGTTGTGATACTAATCTCCAAGGTGACAATACTTTTACAAATTTATCGCCAAGGATACGATTGATACGATTATGGATGTATGGTATATCAAACAACTGAACATTCCATCCCGTAATTACATCAGGATAGTTCTGCTGCCAGAAGTCAAGGAAAGCACCCATCATGGTCTCCTCTGATCTGAAGTGCATGTAGTCAACCATACTATCCTGGTTGTTAAAAGGACGAGCACCAAAGACCGTTATACGCCCCGTGAAGGAGTCCTTAATGCTGATAGCAAGAATCTCTTGGTCAGCACTCTCTATGTCAGGGAAACCGTTCTCAGCAGCAGTTTCAATGTCAATAGTAAAGACACGGATCTTGCTACTATCAAACTTCAGTTCCTCTTCAGGATGTTGCTCGGCAATGTATTGATACAAGAAACGAGAGTTTCCATAGATGTCAAAGTCATCAACTTCTTTATACTGTTTGATAAATTCACGAGCATCATTGATAGAACCAAACTTATGTGGTTCTACACAATCACCTTCTAGTGTTTTCCACTCAGAATAATTTTTACTAGGCAAGTACATCGTGGGATTGAAAGGAACCCTCACGCTGTAGCGATTGCCATTCTCATAACCACGTACAAGCAGACGATTGCCTGCTTGCTCAACACTAGTGTAAAACTTCATTCAAGAGATTCAATATAACGAGCAAGGAGTGCCTTGCTTGGATTAGTCACAACAGTAATGTCAGAAGATCTGACATTAAACTCACGTTCTGAAGCGTGAATTGCCCATGGGACGATCTGACCTTCACAGTCTATCACATAGGGTTCAATCAACCACACATCAGGGTCACCTGGTAAAGTGTCTCCCTCAGCAGGTTCTACCTGAGCGATGATCCACTCATTCTGCAGCTTGATCAGGTTCGCTGTTATCTCCATTGTCAAGTTCCTCTTCGGGGATAAAAATTTGATCTTCAGTTATACCAATTTCTCCAAGTCTTTTAACAAAACTATCAAGAATATTACTGTCAGGATAAACTGCACTAATAATATGGTCTCCGCTTAAACGATGTTCTTCTACTGGTGAAAAAGGACACCAACGTTCATAATTAATTGGAATTGTTTTATCTTCATTCACAGTTCCAAGTTTTAATCTGAAAGGATATACCATTCTATATCCAATAATTTGCTTTTCGTTATCGGGATCGGTCATTTGACCAAAAATACAAATAACATTATCGCCAGTCACAAGATTCACAATTCTCACGTTGTGATTTGTTTTAATTTGAACAGTAGTCATAGAAACAAGTAGTTTACAAGTTAGTTTAGCATTAAAAAAGAGGACCGTCAAGTCCCCTTGTCATGTTTATTTAGAACCAAGTTTTTCGTTTCTGTTTCTCTGGTAGGTTCTTAACCAGAGTAACCGTAAGAAGACCGTCTTCAAATTTTACTTCTTCCACTTCCACATCATCTGCCATTTGCCAGTTGCGAGCAAAGGTTCTATATGAAATTCCCTTATGAGAATATTTTCTTTCTTTATCTGGTGGTGCTTTATTAGCAGATACTGTTAGAACATTTCGTTCTGTTGTGACCTCAATATCTCCTCCTGAAAATCCTGCAAGAGCGACTTCCAGCAATGTTCTACCATCATGTCCATCCACCACATTGTAAGGTGGGTAATTTGATCCACCTCCTGCAATAGCTTCAAGTCTACTGAATGTTTCATCAAATCCGATTGAGTAGGGAGTATATGTTTCCCAGTTGATATTTACCATGTCCTTAAATAAGCGACGTTTACGTTAAGACCCCGAAGGCATCTTGCGTAAAAGGGGGGTGTTTCCACCCCGATCCTCTCACATACTTATTTAACGATAACTGTTTACCCTTTAATAACGGTTTTCCTTATTAAAAGTTGCGGTTTACTCTACCGTAGTCTTCTTGC